TTCTCATAAAGCTCGTTTAAGAATCTTCCTTACTATATATGGCTTTACATTATATTTTATTTTTGATACACTAGGTCTATGAAATAAATCTTTCATATTTCCTCGTGGAGGAGACTCCCAAGATACTTAATATTGGTTAAACTTACCCCTAGTTAAATCGCTTACTTGACTAGGGGTACTTTTTTGTGTAAGGGTTTGATTAAGAGAAAGGTTCGCAGGGGTGCCAGCCTTTCTCACCAAATACAAAGGAGATGTTATGGCTATATTTGGTGGTACTATTAAAGGTGGTAAAATTAGCAGTGGTGGGTCTGGTAAATTTAGTGCAAAGACAGGTTCAACACCTAATAAAAAGAAACCTAAAACATTATTTGGTTTAACGATTGGTCCACCACCCAAGTCTGATGTTCAAAAGAAAATAGACTCTGGACAAGCTACTGTAATAGCAACTAGACAACTTGATAGTGGTAAGAGTTTAATATCTACTAACAAGCAGACAGGAAGAATAACTACAAAGGCAGAAGAAGACCAAAAGATTAAAGCTGGAAGTAGTCCAACTGCACAAGGTAGACCAGCCAACTTTCCAAAGAAGTTTGATAATGCTGGTGCAAACTTTTCTGACTTCATGGGTACAAAGTCTCAACAACAAAAACAACTTGAAAGTAAAACTGGTGGCACACCTTTACCATCAGGACTTACTGGTGCAAATGTTTCTACTGGTACTGTTAAAAAAACAAAGTTATCTCCAATAACTGGTGATGGTAGTGGAGTAGCTAAAATTGACACACCAGTTTCAAAACCTAAAATAAATAAAACTGCTGGAATCAATAGTGGTTCATTGATTTATGATTTTAATAAAAGAATGTATGGTTCTTATCAAGGTACAAAATTAACTGAAAGACAGTTCTTAAAAGATAAAAATACAACGACACCTACTGTTAGTAGCCTTATAGGAAGTATTGGTTCTTCTGTTAAGAACATTGGAAGCTGGTGGAGAAACGCTGGTGATGCACAGTTAAAGAAAAATAAACAGATGAATAATGTTATTAAGAATCAACTTGGGTTATCTGCTGGTAAAAGTCAGTTTTAATGAGTGGTGATTTCCTACATATACTCAAACCTAATGAACGTAGAATGTTAAGAACGATTGTAAAGAAAGTAAACTTTCAACACTATCCAAAAGAATTTATAACTGATAGGGAAGCTGATAAATTTATTTCAGTTCTTGGTCCTGTTACTGTCGAGAAGTTATTGAAAGTCGGTAAGGACAACAAGATTGACAGCCTTTAATTATAAGCCTGACGGCAAAACAATAAAGGAGTTTATGAAAGATGACTCGTTCTTCAGAGGATTACGGGGTCCAGTTGGAAGTGGAAAGTCGGTGGCGTGTTGTGTCGAAGTTTTCAGACGGGCGTTGGCACAAGAAAAAAACGAAAAGGGTGTTCGTAAATCACGGTGGGCGATTATTAGAAATACCAACCCTCAACTCCGTACCACGACAATCAAAACATGGTTAGATTGGTTTCCAGAAAATACTTGGGGTAACTTTCGCTGGGAAGTTCCATACACACATCTAATTAAAAAAGGTGACGTTGAGCTTGAAGTTATATTTCTAGCTCTTGATAGACCCGAAGATGTAAAAAAATTATTATCACTTGAACTTACAGGAGTATGGATTAACGAAGCTCGTGAACTACCCAAGTCTATTATAGATGCTTGTACTATGAGAGTTGGAAGATACCCGTCAATGCGAGAGGGTGGTCCTAGTTGGAGTGGAGTTATATGTGATACCAATGCTCCCGAAGAAGACCACTGGTGGTCAATTATGTCTGGTGAAGTTCCAGTACCCGACCATATTCCAAAAGAAGAAGTAAGAATGTTAGTCAAACCTGATAATTGGAAATTTTGGACACAGCCATCAGGAATGTTAGAACTTAAAAATGAAGATGGTTCTATTGATGATTATAAGTCAAACCCCAAAGCAGAGAACACCAAGAACCTTTTACAAAGCTATTATGAAAATACAATACGAGGTAAAACTAAATCTTGGATTGATGTATATGTAATGAATAAACTAGGAACTATATCAGAGGGTAAGCCTGTTTATCAAATGTTTGTACCCGAAGTTCATGTATCTAATGAAGAAATACCAGTTGCTAGTGGTGTGCCAGTATATGTAGGATTGGATTTTGGCTTGACACCAGCTTGTGTTTTCGGGCAAAAAGTTAGAGGTAGATGGTTAATACAATCCGAGATAGTAGCTTTTGATATGGGGATTGTAAGATTTGCAGAATTGATAAGAGAGGAGTTGGCAACTAAATATGCAACGGAAGATGCCCTTATCTATGGTGACCCATCTGGTGACTTCAGGGCGCAGACGGACGAGTCAACCCCGTTCCAAATCTTACGAGGTTGTGGACTCAAAGCAATCCCAGCGTCCTCAAATGATGTCGGACTCCGAACAGAAGCAGTCAACAAAACATTAACAAATATGGTTGAGGGTAACTCTGGAATACTCATAGACTTAAGATGCAGAACAATAATCAAAGGATTTGAAGGTGGGTATCAATATAAAAGAATACAGGTGTCAGGTGAAAGATATAGTGACAAACCCGAAAAAAATATGTATTCACATATACATGATGCTTTACAATATCTAATGTTAGGTGCTGGTGAGGGTAGACAATTAATGAATAATCAAAAACCATTACAAGTTTTTAATGCTAGAAAAGAGTATGACGTCTTTAAAAGAAGACCTCGTGTTGATAGAAATAGATTGCGAGTAGTAAAATAGGAGTAACAAATGTGCATATTTAGAAGTCCAAGAGTGGTAATGCCTGAACCAAAAGTTGACCCTGAAGTAGAAAAAGCAAAAGCCGAAGCTGAAGCACAAGCAAAAGCAGAACAGAAGAAAGCTGAATTATTCCAACAAAAAGTAAAGGGTGGTATGGTTGGTAGACGTTCTCTTATTTCTGGTGAGTCTGGAGGGATTGGGTTTTACAAATGATTACTTATGATACAACAGAAACAATGGGCGTTGCTACTGATAATAAAGTTAAACAGTTATTATCAAAGTATGAAAGAGCAAAGTCTGTTAGAAGAAATTGGGTAGACCTATTTGAAGAGTGTTATGAATATGCTTTACCACAAAGAGAAAGTTTTTATCAAGAGTCTGCTGGACAAAGAAGAGATGAAAAGATATATGATGAAACAGCAGTCGTTGGTGTACAAGAGTTTGCATCAAGGTTGCAGTCAGGTATTGTTCCGAACTTTGCAAGATGGGCTGATTTCATGGCTGGTTCAGAAGTACCTGAAGAAAGTCGTGAGAATATAAATGCAGACTTGGAGACAGTAACAGATTATGTATTTGAGATATTACAGCAATCAAACTTTGCACAAGAAGTACATGAATCATTTTTGGACTTGGCAGTAGGTACTGGTGTCTTACTTGCAGAAGAAGGTGATGCAATTAATCCGATTCGTTTCTCTGCGATTCCGTTACCTCATGTTACACTTGATGTTGGTCCTGATGACAGCATTGACCATATCTATAGAGAAAGGTATATTCGCGGGGGAGAACTTACTATCGCATATCCTAGAGCGAAAATACCAAATAAAGTTTTACAAGAAACAACTAGAAATCCAAATGACAAAAGAAAAATACTAGAAATAGTATATAGAGATTATTCTAAAAAGAATGTCATGGCACATTTCTATTGTGTCATTGATATGATGACAAAAGAAAAAATACTTGAAGAACGATATGAGGGTATTGGTTCGTGTCCTATAATTGCTTATCGCTGGTCTAAAGCGAGTGGGGAGATTTATGGGAGAGGTCCTCTAATCAATGCCCTCTCTGCAATCAAGACTACTAACTTAACAGTTGAGTTGATATTGGAAAATGCACAGATGGCAATATCGGGTATATATCAAATGGAAGATGATGGAATAATTAACCCAGATTCTATATCTCTTTTGCCCGGAACTGTAATTCCAAAGTCTGCTGGTAGTGCTGGATTACAGCCAATCAATAGTGCTGGTAGGTTTGATGTTGCTGATTTGGTATTAGGTGACATGAGAAACAATATCAAAAGAGCATTGTATAAT